GTGTTGGCCGCACCAATACTTTCAATAATGAGATTGCCAGCAACACGCTTGTAGATAGCCATTTAGAGTTCCTTTGTGTTATTTATACGGTTTTGAAAGTCTGCGACAGGCATGTGTGCCATGTTGGCTATGGACCGAAGATCTGACAGATCTGCTGTGGTGTCACCTACCACACGAAAAAAACTAGCTTTGGGAAAATCCTTGGCTATTTGCTTGATTTGACGTACCCAATTGCCAGTAAATGTGGGATTGGCCGAACTCTTTTTGTAAAATTCTGTGTCGGCATAGATGTTGTTGAATCTGCCTGTGCGATTTGGTCCCATGTCAAATCCTATCAAATAAATTGCTCTTGCGCCATCCAGTGCTGCTTGCCCCACTGCTACCGGCCCAGAACTGTAGCCAAAATACTGCTGACTTATGCGCATTGAACCAGAATCTGGCAAGGGCTTGCGAGTATAATGGGTATGAGTTCGGCCATAGCCTTCGTGCTGAATGCGTTCGCTTATGGGCAAATCTGTGCTGATCAACACATCGGGTTCAAACTCTCGATAGATAGCATTACAGCCGTACACACGCCCAAGCGTTTTTAGCAAGTTCAAATCAATTTGTTGACGGCTTATGCCGTTACCAAGTACAAAAGCTGGGCCCATAAAAAATCCTCCCAGTATGTAGCTGGGAGGACTTGGTTGCTTGATAAATTAAGAAGTAACGTTCTGTATCAAAGCCACGTTGATAGTGGTTTGTGCAGTACCTGACTTGATAACCGAGCCTTCGTCAGTGAAGAAGTTGGCCACTTGACGTGTGTCAGCAACAACTTCAGCAGCAGTGAATCCATTTCCGCCCTCAAAGCCCAACAAGAATTTGTTGGACAACTTGGAAATAAACACTTCAGATGAAGTATCATCAATGTAGCTGATGCTCATCAATCCCACTGTTGGTGTTGCAGAATTTGTCAAAATACACACACCTACAGAGTTGGCAGTACCTGAACCTGCTCCGCCTACGGCATTGGCAGTAAACACAGTGCCTACACCAAAGTTACCGGGTGCACCAGCGGCTGTCCAGTTGGTGGTACCCACAGACACAATCATGTATGCTTGACCAACAACAAAACTTCCGTCGTTGACAGTGGTAACAGATCCCACTAGATATTTGCGAGAACCTTTTTGGCGGATGATATAGCCTTGTGCCACACCAATACCCGAGCCCGAAGGGTTGGCAATGTTCACAGTGACGTCAACACGTGGATTGGTTGCTGACGGTGTATCTGTAGGACCTGCACCGCCAACCACACCAAGATATTGAGTGCCGTCTAGAGTTTGAACTGGGCTGTTGAAGACCGGGTTTGTTAAACTATTAAAGTTAGGAAAAGCAATGTCGACACTAACGGCTGCGCCGCTGTTGCCTGATCCAGTTGATGATTTTTGTATTTTTAGAGGACGACCCATGTTTTTTTCTCCTTAAAGAAGTCCGATGCGAGTTCTAGTCGCTACGCTGTGGGTTTTAGTCTCAGCATAAAACACCCTATTGTGTTGACAAGTATTTAGCGAAAATGTAAAATAGTACTCGCTAGGAGCGTAAATATCCTTATGAATACTAATGAACTAATTGAAGCTGGTAACCAGCACAGAGCCGAAGGCAACCCTGAACAAGCATTACAATGTTATGCCATGGCATTTGTTCAAGATCCCGATTCAGCCGCGGCATTCAACAACTATGGCAATGTCGTGCGTGAATGTGGGCAACCAAAACGAGCTATACCGTTTCTACAACATGCCACCCTGTTAGAACCAAACAATGTGACTGCACAGTTTAATTTGGCCGTGAGTTATTTGTTAAGCGGCGATTATCAGCGTGGTTGGCCTGCTTATGAATCTCGATGGAACTATGAACATCTTGTTGGATCAGAGCCCAAATTTAGTCAACCTCGCTGGCGTGGCGAAGATCTCCGAGACAAGACTATTCTAGTAGTTGGCGAGCAAGGTCACGGTGACTGCATTCAGTTTGTGCGATTTGTTTACAATCTACACCTGATGGGTGCCCGGGTCAAACTGCAAGTCACAGACGGCTTGATTCCATTGTTGAACACCAGTGATATTGTGGAGCAAGTTGCAGGCTACAGTACCGACATGGGCGACTTTGATTACTGGGTTCCTATCATGAGTATTCCTGGCATCTTGGGTGTTACTTTAGATAACCTGCCCCGGATACAAAGTTACATGAACGCTAACCCTGTGCTGATGAAACAGTGGCAAGATCGACTGGGACACAAATACAAAATGCGTGTGGGAATTTCCTGGAGTGGTCGTAGAGACGCCTGGCTCAATCAACACAAAGGTGTACCGTTTGATCAGGTACTGGCCATGATCCAGAGTCATCCTGAATATGAATGGATTAGCCTGCAAGTAGATGCCACACCAGATGAAGAACAGGCCCTAGCCGACGCTGGGCTTAGACTCTGGCCTGGTTCGATCAGCAGTTTTGCTGATACCGCCGCACTAATGATGCACCTAGACGTCATTGTCAGTGTGGATACCGCTATCACTCACTTGGCAGGTGCCCTGGGTCGGCCAGTATGGGTCATGCTCAATGCTTTTGCCACAGACTGGCGTTGGTTATTGGACAGAGATTCTAGTCCTTGGTATTCCAGTGCCAGGTTGTTTAGACAACCCACAAGGGGAGATTGGACTAGTGTTACTGAAAAAATTGTAAAATATCTAGCCTGGTACAAAATCTAGATCTCAAATCATTGTTAACTTTTAATTTAAATCCGTCCAGGTGTTGGATATTCCGTTATAACCACGAAATTTACCTGTGGTAGTATTGTAATATATAAGTCCAGCTATACCGGTTGGATCATTTGACAGCCCAGTTAATAACATAGTGGATGTCGATGTTTTGTTAACTGCTGTAATATTTCCTGCATTGACAATGTTACTATTGCTCAAATTAAGGTTGTCTCCGGCAGGGATTTCTTCAATTTGACTGCTAGTGGGATTAATAATTAGTGGAAATCTATCAGTCATCCCTTACTTATGTAAATTTTCACTGATTTTGACCCCAGAGTTCAATGTTTAAAAAGTAATTTCAAATGAGCTAACCAAGGCACATTGGTCATGTGCATGCCGTTGGTAGTTATTCTTGTTGGCGGCAATAGCTTTGTGATTTCTGGTTGCTGAGTCCAATGTACCCCTGGGCGATGATGATGTTCTTGATGATATCCAGCATTGAAACATAACACATTGTACCACCAGCTGTATATTCCCACTGAATCTTGTGTGGTGTTGCCTTGATAGTGATACGCACCATAATGTTCTCCATAGTGCCAACTATAATTTAAAAAATGTGCTAGGCTATAAATTACAAACAACAGCCATAGTCCGTAGATAAAGTTAATCAGCATGACAGCCAAGAAAAACCCAACAATAGCAAACTGTTCTCTGCGCCACAATACAAAATTCATCATTGGCGTTTTGGGTTGCGTGTGTTGCCACATTTGATAAAACACATATTTCCATGGTCCTATAAAATTATGTTGGGCAAGACGATAACAAAATTTCCAAACATTTTCAACTTGTCCATTGACACCATGCCCAAATACTGAGATTCTGTCTCGGCTTGCGCCGTTTATTGGAAGATCATTCACATACTTGTGATGTATTGAATGACTTATTCTATAAGTTTGTGGCGAAACTCCTGAGGAACCAGCAAGTAACAATTCGTATGCTTGATTCAAAAACTTTTGATTAAATGTTAGCCAGTGTGTGTGATGATGCAAAGAAGAGTTTTGTATGCACACTATCAACATTATGTGAAAAGGTGCTGTGATCGCTAACCAACCTAGGGTTGGATCAATCACAGCCATTGCAAATGCCACTGCTATTGTCAACACAGTTTGTAGAATTAAGAACATATCTTTCCAAGAATATTTAAATATTGATTTCATACAATTATATATCCAACAAAAAACCTGCCGAAGCAGGTTTCTTGCCTTCCCATCCCTGGGAGTTTCTCTGATTAGGAGAATGAAAGGTTAGACACAGCGATCTCGCCAACATAGTCACCAGCATTGCCGAAGCTTGATGCAGTGTTTGTTAACTCGATGTAACCATAACGTGTCATGAATGACACGACTGGTTCGAATGTGCTTGGATCCAACACAACGCCTGAAGACATCAATGGGATGTATGGGCAGTAGAATGCTGGAGCGTCTGCTTCTGAAGAACCTTTGTAGCCGACCAACACTGGTGTTGTGTCACTTGCATAAGAGTCAACGAACACACGCATTGCGCCGTTCAATGTACCAACAAACTTGGTGTTTGTAGGTGCTTCAAAAGTACCTTCTGTAGTACGTGCAAATGCGCTGGTTGTAGCACTTTGCAATACTGTCAAGGCAGCTGAACTAACAACAGCGTAGTTACCAGCGCCACGACGAGTACGTTGGGCGATCAAGTTAGCAACACGGTTGATCAAAACAGCCAATGCGGCGTGTTCGTCACCAACGAATGTAGCTGTACCTGAAACGGTAGCTTGGTTGTATGTGAACTCAGTTGCAGCCAATGAACGTAGACTCAAAAGAATCTCTTGGTCAATTTCAGCTGTAATTTCTTGAGCAAGTGCGGCCATGATTTCTGCTTCAACGTCAATACCATGCATGGCTTGTGCGTCTTGTGCAGATTCAAATGTCCAACGTGCTTGCAACTTACGTGTGCGAGCTTCAACAGCTTGCTTCAAGATCTGTACAGAAATTTGCTTACCGCCAGTACCTTCCATAGTAGCTGTAGCGCCGCCAGTGTAGTTGGTAGCTGTGCTGGTTGCAGTAGGTACTGTAGAGTATGCTGTGGCAATCGTGAATGGTGACAATGCTTCTTGACCAGCTGTTACAGAAGTAGCGGCTGCAGAAGTGTCTGTCAAACTCTGTGCATAACGTACACGTAGAGTGTGGATTTGGCCCACTGGACCGGTCATTGGTTGTACACCAACCAACTCGTTAGCAATAACGGTTGGCATAACACGGCGAATAACTGGAAGAATCACACGGTTTAATGTTGCGATGTTACCAGATGCTGTTGAACCTGCGGAAGCATTTTCCTTCAAGTACTTGCGAGTGTTTTCTAAGATAACACCCATACTGTTGCGCTTTGAGCCGTTCAAACCTTCAAGCAATGCTTCTTTGGTCTCGCCCCAGCGGCTTTCTAATAGTTCTTGTGACATTTAAGTCTCCTATAAAAAATTTTATAACCCTGCCAGGCGCTTGAGGTCAATCACGTTACCGCGATCTTCCTGTTGACTACTTGGAACAGTTTTATCCCCAGTTGCTACGGAAACGTTTTCTGTGATCACTTTAGAGGCTTTCACAGAGCGGTCTTCCAACACAGCTGGTAGATACTTTTCG